GTTTCCTATACATGGAGATTCTGAAATGATCGGAGAATTTTTTAAGAACCATTGCATGCTTAATAAATATGCATTGGATTATTCAAAATTTGATTCGATATAATGTTCAGATGCTTTATTAAAAGTAGTGGAAACTCTGAAGTTATCAGGAATACCCGAAACTGTATTAAAGATGATGTGTTTAGACACTGAATCATGTACGGTTTACGGAAAATTTGGTCTCAAATATGTCATGAAAGGAATAAGGTTCTCCGGTAGGAGTGAAACTTTAATAGGCAACACAATCTTAAATTGGATTGTTGCAAGACATGTATTTGGACCTGATTGCAAACTCTTGATTAAAGGAGATGACGCAGTTGTCTTCACAAACAACCATAAGTTGTTACGTGATATAGACGATAGCTATTCAAATTTAGGCTTTTTAATTAAAGCCGGCAATACCCGAATTTTAGATACAGACTTTTGTTCTTCCTGGTTCACTCCAGTTGCTGGAACATATGTTCTAAATCCTAAAATTGGAAGATTTCTAGCCAAGACCCTCTGGTGTAAGAACACCAACTATAACTCGAAACAAATTGAGGAACAGTTCGCTGGAATTCTGAACGGGTTGTCAAACAACTTCAAGAATTTCCCTATTGTCCGTGGACTTTATAGGAACCCCATTTATCTCAAATGGAAGGATGCAAGAGCCCTCAAGGCAGAATATAATGAATATTCTACTAGGGAGCTCGAATATGATGAAACCACAGTCGATTTTGTTATGGAAAAGTATGACTTATTTCCAAGTGAAATTGAGGAAATGGAAAATGAGTTGGCAGAAGCAACGATTCCACATAAGTATCAACACCCAGGTTTCCGTAAAATTATCAACGTTGATTGGAGCAACGAACAAAACTCTGATTTACTTGAGACTGTACAGACAGAAAATCGAGTAAATGTAATTGGCTCTACTATTTTAGAGGAACTCTTGTTCTATTTTTGTCCTATTGCAAGAATAGTAACAGGGATAGTAGAGTCAATAGTCTACAAAAATATAGCCCATTTTATCCTACACATTCTTTTACTTGCTATATTTTTGATAGTGGGCCCTCTACCCGCTATGGTTATCCACATTATTTTGAATCTACAAATTTCAGGAGATAAGTTTAATATAAAATCCGCGGTGTATAAACTTATCAGTTTAAATATGACTAAAAATCGTAATCGTAGAAATCAAAATAGAAAGCCTCGAAGAAGATCGAGAAGAACCCGTCCTAGAACAATGTCTCCCACTGAAGCGTATGCTCAGATGGTTTCTGACCCGTGTAATGGGCCTCTTTTAGAAGGGTTTTACTCAAGTTCCGAAGGAATGTTGAACAAATTAAAGACAGTTACTTCATTTGCTGGGACTACAGCAAATGGATATGTCCTTTGGGATCCTACCTTTTCTTCTCAATCTTCGGCCCCTGGGGCATTTAATTGTGTCTTCTTTTCTAATGCCACTGCCACCACTAATCCTGTTAACTCTGGAGCAAATCCATATGGTACTACTGAAGGAACTTCTGGAAAGTTCACCTCAGCTGGTGCTGGTGCCTTTGTTTCTGGTACAACTGTTAGTGATGCCCGTTGTGTCGGTGCTTGTATGCGTGCTACGTATACCGGAAGAATGGACGCAGCCTCAGGAATAGTTTCTATAGTGGATGGAATTCCAGCAGAAGCTGTATTAGGAGTCTCATCTCCCGTGAGTGTTTCTGAATTGTTCGCTCTCTCAACCAAAGTTCAGAGAGTTGGATTGGACACCATGGAAGTTAAATACAAACCCTCAGATTACTCTCATGTCTTTCGTCACGATGATGAAGGTCTATGGAATTATCAGTCCGGTTCTGTTACATCAATCACCGCTGAAGCTGAACGAAGTGGAGCTCATGTTATGGGCTTTGTCTTTCAGGATGTTTCAAGTGTCTCTGACTTCTTAATAGAATTTCACCAGAATATAGAATGGAGACCTAACGTAGACGCAGGTTTCGTGGCAATGATCCCGAAACAAATCCACCCTATTGGCAACGCTCAGAAGGTTGTTCAGTATCTTGACAAACACCATCCTGGATGGTGGACTAACGTCTCGAACGGCCTGATGAATAGCGCAGCAGGGTTGGCTCAGGC